TTCGGGTCAACCTCCTGTAATGTATTGGCATAGTAAAGTTTTACCATAGAATTATGTTTTCGTCAATGGAATCTGTCGGGCTGATTTTGCCCCAGAAAAAAAGGAGGGCCAGGACTTATCAAAAAGTCCTGGCAAGTATGAAAAAGAAAATATGATCTATACGATTAAAAAGGTTATCGCCTTTGTTTGATTATTAATATACCTGGAATCTGTGATGAAATTGTGAGGGAGATTTGATGGGTTTGTGAAAATTTCTGTGAGTAGAAGTCAAATTTTAGCACCCACATTATATATTATGCATTCAGAATTTCACCCACATTTTGCCCATACGGAATTACTTATGTGAACAGGACGTGGGCAGGGTCTGCGTGTTGACTTTGCGGATAAAAAATGAGCACCCTGTATTTTGTACAGAATGCCCAATTTCATTGCTACATAGCAATTATAGTTTATTCAATTATTAGAACTTACCAGCCTTAGCAGCTTCCTCAACAGAAACTGTAGTGCCTTATTTTAATGGGTTTTCGCGATTTTTGTTAGCTACCAGTATGTTACGTATTCATTTTTGTATTATTCTATACAGCTTCAACCATGTCATTTTATATAAGAAGAAAAGCCCTCACTCTTCTGCGGGCAGCTGCATGATTGTAAGGACTTTTTCTTATTTGAGGGATATATTTAATGTACCAGATTCTTTCCCATCTGTCACGCACTATCGTGCGAGATAGTACGACGAATTTCGACATTACAGGCTCTTCACCAATACCTGGAAGTCTACTGCCTTCAGTTTCTTTACCACCTTATTGGCAGCCTTCTTTGTTCTGTATGTGCCGACCTGGACACGGTATGGGACGGAGCCGGCTACTTTGCGGATACTTGCTGAAAACCCCTTTTTCTTAAGTACTTTCACCATCACATCTGCATTTTCTTTTGTTCCGTAGGCTCCAGCCTGGATGTAATACTTTGCTTTCGGTTGCGCCGGCGCAATTGTGATCGTTTTTCCCAGAATGCCCTCTGCGATCAGCTTTCCGTGAGCATCCATACCAAGTTTTTTCGCTTTGGCATAATCGTCCTTGTTATCACAGAAGAAAGATTCTACCAGGACAGCTTTTGCCTTGGTCTTTCTGGTCCAGTACAGTCCGGGACGTTCTTCAGCTCCTCTGTCATGCCAGACAGTGCCGAGCTTCGCACTGATCCGCTGGGCTTCCGGAAGACCATTTGCATTGTAACAGTATGCTTCGCAGCCATATGCCTCTCCATTAAAGGCATTCAGATGAAGCTGGACTGACAGATCATAGTTCTGTTTATTCTCTTCTTCAATGAAATACTTGATTTCATCATTCAGGGAATGCAGCTGACCTTCCGGAGCAATACACAAGGTTGCCTCATGTCCTGCTACCTTAAGCCATTTGCACACATAGGGCGCCAGTTCTTTGTTGTATTTATATTCATTCACACCACCCTTGCTAGTACCATCTGCAGATGAGATGACGCCACCGCCATAGTTCGCGTGACCTACACAGATAAAATATTTCATGTCAAAGTTCTCCTTTCAAAAATGAGAGCGATCACTCGCCCTCATATTTTTTGTACTTTGTCTTATCCCAGATTGTCTTTACTCTTTCCCAGCCTCCAGTTGCTACCATATAAATCACGAATGATGCAATAATTGCAGCAAACACATAGTACCATTCAATCACAATTTTAAAATATTCGCAAAAAGCAACCATTGTAGCAGTGCATACAATAAAGGATGTGATAAGAGCAACTGCACTGGTTGGTAATTTTTTGAACCACGGTAGGTCTTTTATTGCCTGCACAATAAGAGACACCACAAAGGCCATCAAGCCAAATGCGATCAGAGCATAGGTTACATAGTTCATAATTTCATTTACATTAATGTTCATACAGTTAATCCTCCTTATGATCATGTTCCAAATCTGCAATTCTATGATTTGCTACCCGAATCTGTTCTTCTGATACAGCCATCCTCTGTTCCAGATTATAAGTTCGCTCTATGGTGTTGTTGTGCTTATCCACTCTTTTTGTAAGCTCTTCCAGCTTGTATTCCATGAGCGCCCTCGTCTTTTCATTCTGGCTATGATTGCTGATCAGACACACTATCAGCGTTACTGCTGCCGATATTGTAGAAGAAATAATTACTTCCATATATGTCCTTTCTCCAGCATTGCGCCGGCGCAATTTTGTAAAAAAATAAGACCTAGTATGGTCTCGCTCTAATTCTCATATTTATTTTCTTCTCCAATCACTCTTCTGTACTGTCAACCTGTCCTTTGTTTGCTATCATCTCGTCCTGCATAGCATATGCAAGCTCCTCGAACTCGTCACGGTCTTTACGGCACTGCGTACGGTTCTCTTTCCGTAACTCCTGGTTAGTGGTAGACTGCTGAATATACATAGTTTTTGGGTTAGCCTCACTGCAAGATGCGGTGTAGGTCTCCACTGTTACTCCGTTGATAACGGACTGTCCTGATAAGTTGATAGATTTAGATGTTGTTAATGCCATGATATTATCCTCCTATGAATAAAGTTTTCTTTAAAGTTCTTCATTTTCTTTTTCTAGCTTATCCACTCTTTGATTGAGCTCTTGCATTGCTTTTACAACATACGCAAGCAACTGCAAATTATTGACAGATTTATAATATGGATGTCCGTCAACTTCTCCGCCTCCATCGACAAGGTTAGGGTCAAGCTGTTCGAGTTCGTCTGCTATAAAGCCAATCTTGTATTTTTTATGAGAATCTTTTCTTTCAAAAGAATGAATTTGCATTGCTTCAATAACTTTTGTTGCGTCTTGTACTTCGGCGTCTCTTATATCGCCTTTTAGTCGAATATCAGAAAGAGCTGCACTACATGCTCTTCCGAGACTAAACCATTTCCATGAACCATCAAGTCTGGTTTGAATCCAAATTGACCCAGCGTATGAATCTCCGTGATAGATAAAAGCTCTACCTCCAGCCACTTGATCGCCAAGATAAACTCCTACAGCAGTCTTCGAACCTGAACCTCCCACATTGAACCCAACGTAAATGTTTCCGAAATTTCCATCAATTGCCAGTGGAATCATTCCATTGTTAGCTTTATAAAAGCTAAAGAAATTTTCATCACCTGTACCTGTTGCCGCACCAAAGCGCCAGTCTACCGAACCTCTATTGGACTGATACTCATATGTTGTATTTATTATGTTGTTACTCTGAATACATCCACCAATGGACATATTGCCATTGGTGGTTATACCTTTTCCGTTATATGCCCGAATCCAATCGGAATCCGTCATATACCAGCCACCACCATAATCCTCACTATACCATCCTGTAGTACCGCGCGATCTAAACCAATTAGATGCATATATGGTATTAGTATTCATGTCTGCAGTCGCAGTTATTGTTTTTCCCTGCACATTGCCAGTAGTGGTAATATCGCCACTGTATAAACTCAGATCACCATACATCGTGACCGTCTTATCAAAAAACTCGAATCCGGCGCCACCTTGTATAGATGTTCCAGTTCCCATTTTTCCTAATTTGATAGACGATCCATCAAAATATAAGATTTTCTGACTGTTTGTGCCGTTAAATATAGAGTATGACTGATTTGCAGTAATCTCTCTAGCAACTATTTTAACACCAGATATAGAACCGGATGCCTCGATGTCTTTTGCAAACAAACTGACAACGTCAATTTTATCAGCGGTAACCGAACCAGCCGCAATTTTTTCAGTTGTTATAGAATTAGCAGCCATTTGAACAGCGGTAACCGAACCAGCGTACAATCGTCCGCCATTAATATAAGTACGATCGTTGTTATAACACCAAGCGGCTATACCCATATCAACAGAATTTGCAAGGGTGTATGCGTCATTCCATGTACTCCATTGCGTATCACTAATACCGATTCGCCATAATTCACGACCATCAATCTTTGCAGTCTGCTTAGGATATCCGCCGGAAGCATCTCGCCATGGCACGCATGTTATTAAAAGACAGAAGTTTTCACCAGTTAGACCAATCGTATTTGCTAATTTCAACTCATTTACTGTGGTCATCGGGAAATTTTGTATATACCAAAGCGGCGTTTGATTTGTGCTTCTAGTGTCTTTGACGTCAAGTCCATCGCCTTTAGGACCTTGAGGCCCCATAGCACCAGTGGCACCGGTCGGTCCCGTGGCACCAGTTGGTCCCTGAGGTCCGGTCGGCCCCTGGTTACCCTGGGGTCCTTGTGGTCCGATTGGGCCAGTGGCACCCATATCACCCTTTACTCCTTGTATTCCTTGGTTACCTTGGGGGCCTTGTGGTCCAGTCGCACCAGTATCACCTTTCACACCTTGTATTCCTTGGTTACCTTGAGGTCCCTGTGGACCTGTTGCGCCGGTATCACCAACGTTACCGTTTAATACAATTCCAGAAGAAGTGTAATAAGCGATAAGTTCCTTCAACGCGCCTGAACCAAGTCCGTCCCACTCATAGGCGTTGCCTTTAGCTAACCCGCGCATACCTATAAACACATGGGTACGCCGTGCAGCGGTCCAAGTTTTCGTATCCTTTGAACCACATTCGATCAAGAAGTTTCTTACTGTGCTTGTAAGGGATGATGCGTCGAAAGTAAATAAGCAAACTATTTTTCCAGTAGTCACAAGGTCCGCTATCCCGTCCATACAACTTGCTGTGCTATACGTGTCGTACCATGTAGCTTTTTCTAATGCATTTGTGGTTGGGTTGATTATAGCTAGACAATGTCCTCTCGTTACTCCTGATGTAAGTTTGGTTCCGTTTAGCCACAGCCCCTCGTCTTTTCCAGCTTGTGAGTAATCGTAATTACTTCCGACAACCTTAACATAATGCGCATTTTCACCAGGAATACCTTGGTTGCCTTGTGGTCCTTGAGGACCTGTCGCTCCGGTATCTCCTTTTGGGCCAGTTTCCCCTTGTATGCCCTGATTACCCTGTGGTCCTTGCGCTCCTGTATCGCCCTTCGCGCCCTGAGCTCCAGTTGCGCCGGTATCACCCTGGGGTCCTTGCTCTCCAGTATCACCTTTCTCTCCTTTTTCACCTTGGGGTCCCTGTGGTCCAGCCGGTCCGGTAGCTCCACCAGCACCATCAACACCCATCCTGGTAGCGATATAGCCTACGGAGGTGGTTGCGTCTGAATATAAGGTGGTCTCTTTTGTCCAGAGATACTGTCCCTGTGGTACGTTAGGCATTGAAGTTAGCCATTCCCCTGTAGGAACATCTGTCATGCTAGTACCAACCTGGTAAGTGTATGTGGTTCCAACAATGGACTTAACGTTATTAACCTTAGTGTCGATCTCAGTAATTGCGCTCTCTACAGTCTTCTTACTCTTACCAAACAAAATATCGCCAGCACTAATTCTCAGGTGAAAGTTCCCGTCATCGCCTTTATAGAACTGAATATACTCATTCGTATCGCCAAATCCTACCTGGCCATCTGAGCCGAGATAGAATCCTCTGGTGGTATTGAGCGCAGAAGTCTTAGCTCCGGAATATATGCAGTCGTGTCCGATATGGTTTCCACCGATGTCAGCACCAAAAGCTACCAAGTCGGTCACCGCCACTTTATCTGCTGTGATACTCTTGGCCTGGATAACAGTACCGTTCAAACTGTTATAGTCAGTCTGCTCCGAAGTTACTCCTGATCCGTTGGTATTAAGCTTGTAGTAAAGGCCATCTTCCCCCTTAATGACCAGCTTATCTGCCTTGATGGTGTTACCCTCGATCAGATCACCTTTGATAGTTACACCGACCAATTCGCCAGTAATAGTCTGGTCGCCGACCACTACATTCTTAATCAAGCCAGATTCTGAATAGAATTTCTCCATAGCCGCTATGCCAATATTGGAGAAATCAATGCTTGCGTATTTCAAATCAGCGTCTGCGGCGTTAATCTTTTTTACATCCAGCTCATTGATTAACGCTTTGTTAGCCGCCAGTTCATCCGTAACGGTACTCTCAAATTCCGCGTATTTAGACTTAATGCTGGTAGTTTCTGCCTCAAGTGCTTTCAGACTTTCAATGGTGGCAAACTTAATATCAGCCTCTTCTGTCTTGATATAGTTTGACTCGATCTGTCCTACCGCCAGTTTCAGTTCTGATAAGCTCCCGTCCAGAGTATTGTACAACCCCTGCAGATTTCCCACCGCACTGCTGCCATATACACCCTCGTCAAAATGCAAAATATCCGATACATTGATAGTCCCCGTGTACCGTCCATCATCACTGATTACGGTGTTAATAATTTCCTGGGCGGCCTGGAGCTTCTCCCTGGCCTCTTCGAATGAGGGAAGCTTATTGGCCAGTTCGCACTCATCTTTGGTATGGTCCTGTGGATATTGTGTAAGCTTGATGATCCGCTGCTTTTCCCGGATCCCGGTGGCGGCATCGATCAGGGTGATTGTATCTCCCAGGGAAAAAGAAAAATCATCGTATCCAGCTCTTTGTTTGGCCAGATCAATAATATCAGCACTGTATGATACTTCCGGCTTTGACAGATCTTTCAGCTTCGCTTCTGCATCCTCTTTCATGGCTGCAGCATCTGTATAAGATTCGTCTTTCCAGATGTAGGTCTTCACCTTATTCGTGTACTGGTAATTTTCCAGGTAATTCTTCCCATCGTTCACGGACTCGATGGTAAGCCCGTCCTGGCCAATAGGGATAATTCTCGTATAATAGTCGTAGGTGCTGCCCTTCCTCTGTAACCGTTTCAGGTTAAGCCCTGTGAGGAAAAAGTTCCCTTTATCCTGGCCAACCTGATCGTAAAAGGATACTGTCTTTTTCTTGGTATCATAAACGACTTCACACATAAATGCAGTACACAGCTTCTGAATTACTCCAAGCGTATTTGTCTGCAATATCCCTGCATTTCTTTTCTTGGTTACGGTACATTCGCCAACCGTCCAGCCGGATCCAGCCAGAGCAAGCTTGGCCGCATCTTCTATTGTGGAATCCGTAATGCCAAAGGAGCTCCAGGGCTTCGCCTCCAGTTCTTCCAGGTTCAGTACCGCAACAAAGGAGAGGAATCCATCTGTGCTTACACTCTTTTCTTTTACTACATACTCAGCATCCTGAGTCTCAATATAATACTCTTCACAGATTTCATGATGTCTTGCCATGTATGTAAAAGAAAGAGTCTGATCGCCAGTTGTAACGTCGCTCGCAACCTTCAGATCCTTGTATTTGACAATATGCCCTATGGCATTGTGGTTCGTATCATATATCTTAAGCATAGGGCCGCCTCCGTTTAGTCTTCAATCATAAACATAAAAATGCCTAATTCCCAACTTCCAATATCAAGCCCATCAAATTCTTCCAGGGATACCTTATGCACCTCAAAATCCATTTCCAGTCCCAGAAGTTCCTGAATCTTTTGGTTGAGCTCTTTTACACTTTTTCCTTCTTTAAGAATGATATCCACATTTCCGGGGGCTCTCTTTTCCTGTTCAGCTCGCTTTTTTTCCTCTTCAATTGCCTTTTCCTCCTGTTCAAGATCCCGGTATTCTTCCATTAACTCCTTACGGGTATCTTCATAAGGTTTTAATGCGTTAAGCAATAAGTTCGTGTTTTTATTAATGGCATAGCTCAGTTTTATCTTTCCAGATAAAATTTTCTTTCCATCTTCTTTATAAATCTGTGCTTCTTTTTCCTGAAAAAGTTTTAATCCGTTATAAGCGTTTAACATTTCCTGGTTTGTCATGTTTTTTCCTCCTACATAAATCTTGGTCTATATTTCACAGTCATGTCTGTCCATGTGCTGTCTAAGGTAATCCTTGTTTCCCCTGGTAAAAGGATCGGCAGGCTCCAAATATCAACATCTGCTGCTTTGTTAGCCCCATTTTCTGTAATCTTCCCACTTTCTCCGTCTAAAATCACAGTACTGTTAGCAGTAAGGCTTCTTATTACCACCCGAAGGTTTTCTCCTGTATCTAGATTTCGGTTTATTCCAGTTATTGTCAGCTGTTCCATTCCCACCTTTGGCGTAATCTCTACCATACAAGGCGTCCGGATGTTCCCAGGATTTGTAACTACTGTCTCCAGCATCCCGGAAGCGGACTCCGAAAACGGTGAACCGTTTGGCTGTTCAGCAAACTCATAGCAGGAAAAATCAACGGTGAGCTTGCTCAGCCTGTTGGATGTCACCTTCAGACGGGCAAGCGGGTTTTCTGTAAAATCATGCTTGCTCATAAACCCGCAAAACTTGTGATCGAACTTATCCAGTTCCAAGGTGACCGACTCGGACATCATATGGGAAAGCAGGGTGCTGCAATTCTGCAAGATCTCATTTCGATCAGAGCCGTATACCAGGAAGGTGATCCGTATTGTCTTCCACCCGATTGATCCATTAATGAAAAACGGCAGTGGGCTTCCCCTCTGCCATTCGCTTTCATTTTCAATATCGGAAAATCCCGGAGTCACGTTCCACTGTTTGGCCTGTGCTCCGGATATGTCCCAGCCATTTATATTCATCTCAGACGCCCCCTTGTGTATCTTGTGGCTGCCATTTCATTTTTTATGTTCATGTCTTCCCTGAGTTCTCCGACCAGCTTATCTTTATCCATGAATACTTTTAAGTTCTTCATGGAGCTTGCCATGTTCTCCATCATGGACTCCATCGTACTCATCATGGAATCCATTTTGCTCAGTATTTCGGAGTTATCACTTCGATAGCTTCCTGATAACTTCGCCTGGTGCTCTGACTGCTGCTGGATCAAACGGTTAAGTTTCTCGACTCCAGCCGCTCCTACCTCCAGGGAAGATCTGGATTCCAGGAACTGATCCGGATTCATGGCAAAATTATAAAGGTTTTCTGCTCCCTGTGGGTTAATTACCTTGTCCCCGGTGAGCATGTTCTGCATGATCGCGCCATCGGACTTACGGAGAACATATTCCTGGGCGTTATTTTCAAATAACCACGCCAGCTGATCCTCTATGACGTTTTGAGTACCGGTCTTCAGGCCGTTCTTTTTCATAGCGGCCAGAATTGCTTTTTTCTGCGCTGATGTAGGCTTTTTGTCGGCTTCCACGCTAAGAGCATCCGCAATCTTTTTAACTGTGGAATCGTTGACGCTCCGGCCGTAGTTCTTAACAATGTACTGCCACAGATCCGAATGCTTCTTTTTCTCAGCATCTGATACTGATTTCTTATGGGCTTTACTTGCATTGATCAGCTTTTGTACTTCTGTAATTTCTGCCGGTTCTTCCGCTACACCTGCGGTCACGGCCTCCAGCTCTGCTTTTTGCGCGGGCGCAATTTCAGATGTTGTCCCAGAGGAAGCTGAGCTTGAAGAAGCAGTGCTGGATGTATCTGTTCCACCGGATCCAGAAGAGGCCGTGCCAGATGCAGTGCTGCCATTCGGAGTTACATTTACGTCAAGCAAAGTTCCACCTGTGCCAGCTTTCTGAATGCCAGCGATCAGGTTACCTACAATATCCTCACCAATCTGGCCAGCCTGTTCCACCAGGGACTGCAAGCCGGTAGATAGTCCCTCATTTAGTTTCGCAACAGCCGAAGCATTTTCAGCTGCCAGATCATCCAGCTGCTTCTTATAGTCTTTCTTGGTGTCACTTATCTGCTGGTCAATAGCATCCCGCGTAGCCTGTGTATCTTTTTTTGCCTGCCGGTCTGCTATCTCCTGCTTTTCTTCCCAAAGCTTGTTAAATTCATCCAGCTGCTCTGCAGTCATCTGATTCAGGCTGTAAATATTGGCGGTTGCTTCTGGTCCTGCGTCTTTCAGTTCCTGCAGCAGCCCCTCTGAAAGTCCCTTTCCGCTCAGTTCCTGCAACTGGGTTTCCCACAGTTTCAGTCCCTCAACCTGGGTATTCATATTGTAAATCAGACGATCTGCAGTATATCCGGAAGCATCCCAGGCATCATAGTTATTCATGGATGAAAGGATGTCTTTCTTCCGATCAGCTATGGCACTGTCCCTTTTTTCTTCCAGTTCCTGTATGGTCTCATTTAGTTCTTTTTCAAGCTTTTCCCGCTTATCATTGTAATCTTCATCAAGCTGCAGCTTTTCTTTTTCGTAATCTTCTTTGGCTTCCAGGTACTTTTTATCTGCTTCTATGCGCTCATCCATGCCGGCTGTGAACTGTTTTCTGGCAATATCCCAATATTCCATCTCTGCCCTGGCGGACATAGAATAATAGGTCTGGTAGGTCTCCAGAAGGGATTTCTGTACTGAAGCCTGGGTCTTTGCAGCTTCCTCTCTGGCTTTGGCTGCCTCTTCCTGTTTCTCCTGCTTTTCCTCGTAGATCTGAGTGTCCAGTTCCTGGATCTTCTGTGTTGCTTCATACCAGGCATCAGTTCCGCTCTTTAAATTCTTTCGAACGGTGGTCCAGTAATTTTTCTCCTGGGCTAAAGAGGCAGCATGTAATGTCTTGTACTTTTCCAGCCGTTTTTCAGCAGCACTGAGGACTTCAGAATTATAAGTTTCTGCGTCCTTAGTAGTTTTCTTTTGATTATCTCCGGATCCGGTAACTTTTTCTTTGGATACGCCAAAATTGTTCTTTATACTGCTGCTCAGTGCCTTGCTGATCGTGGAACTGCTGTTAAGCTTATTAAGTTGAGAGGTTGCCTGTTTATAGGCTGTGGATCCTTTCACAGCTGTATCACGTATCTGCTGCCAGTACCATTTTTCATTGTCCAAGGACACTTCATGGCTCTTATTGTATTGCTTAAGCCAGCTTGTGGCGTTTTTCAACACAGCCTTTGCCATTTTTCCAGCGGCTGCAGTTGCTACCTTTGTGTTTTTAGTTATACCAGATGCAGTACCTGCAGGTAACTGATAGCCGACTTCTTTCTCAAATTTCTTTGATGGAGAATGGATCTCTGCTGCTGCCTTGGCTGCGGCAATACCTGCATTGATCATTCTTATTGAAGCGCTGATGACCTGGGACTGGCCTGCTGATATACCTTGTGCTACACCAGCAGCTGCGTTATATCCCGCAGTGTAAAAGCTATTCTGATAGGTCCTAACAGCAGATGCCGCCTGTCCTGCCATGGTTCCAGCTGCACTGATTGCACCACTTTTTCCAGAATTGATACCTGTCTGGTACTGCTGAGCAGCTACGCTTCCGGCTTTTTCATATTCGCCTTTTTTCTCTTCGGCTGCCTTTGCTCCGGCGGACGCCATCTCGCCACCAGCCTGTTCAACGCCAGACTGCTGATCTTTAATTGAATTCTGGGTTCCTTCTCCTACAGCAGTACCAACATCTTCACCTGCAGACTGTGCATCTGCTGCCTGCTGCTGGATCAGTGCCAGAAGCTCCTGCATAGCGGATACTGCCTGCGTACCACCGGCATTAATTCCTGCCTGGATTTCTTCCGGAATCTGGATACCCGCTTTATTGGCGATTTCTGCCACGCCCTGGATTGTTCCTTCAATAGTCCCGTTCAGCTGATCTATTGCCTGCTGAGGGGTTATCTCACCGCTTGCAATTCCATCTGCAAGTCCCTCTGGGATCTGTACACCACATTCCTGCGCCATCTGTACGGTCTGCATGAGGGATTCCTGGGTGGCTGCTGGAAGCTCAGCCCAGCCTTCCACTGCTGAAGCAACGGCGTTATCAATGGACTCGCGCAAATCAGAAAAATCAATATCTGAAGAACCAAGATCTCCCATTGCCATCTCATAGGCGGTCTTATTAGCTGCCATTACAGTTGCTGTATCTTCTGATATATCCATGGCATCAGTCCACTTTTTGGATATGCCTTTCAACTGTTCTACGCCGTACTCACCCTGATTGTCCAGAGTCCATACCATGTGCTGGAGCATATTAGCTGCATCAGTTCCCTGATCCTGGATTGCCTGGATAAATTCTGCTGAAAAGATTGCCTGCCCGCTCTCGTCTGTGGCTTCTTTGAGGCGCTGAAGATTCTGCTGATAGTTCTGGATTCCATCCACCCAGGACTGCAGGTTCTCATTCATCTGTTCTGTGGTAATATCATCTCCACCGTCAAATTTATCAGCAAAACTGATTTTATCCTGCAAATCAGCCTTGATAGAATCCATGGTGGAATTGTATTCATCCAGGATCTGACGCATGGCAGTCTTAGCAGCATCCGCGGCTTCCTGGGAGCGTTCCATAGTTTTGTTGAACCCTTCCAGGGCTGTGCCAGCTCCTGCTGCCGCCAAGCCGGTTGCTTGGATTGCATCAGCATTATCTTCTTGTGCCTTTGTATTGTCTTCTGTTGATTCAGTATTATCCTTTTTTACTTTTGTAATGTTTTCTGCACTTTTGGCATATCTTTCCTGTTCTTCCGAGCATTTATCAATTGTTTTTTGATTTTCCTCAATTGCTTGAGAATATCCTTCCATTTTCTCTGCACAATCAGCTATGCTCGTAGCTGCTATTCCAGTTGCATCACCATATGCTACTGTTCTTCCATCAATACCATCCAAACGTGAATCCAATTCGCTGCTACTATCGCTTAGATGTTCCATAGCATAATTAAATTCATCCTGTGTTATTGCACCTTTTTCCAATGCCTCTGTATAAAGTTTTGTTTTCTCTGTTGGAAAATCAATATCAACTTGATAGCTTGGATCTACACTGGCCTTCTGTCTTTCCTCTTGGAGCTTTACAATTAATTCTCTCTCTTTTTCCAAGAGTTCCATTCTATCTTCAGTGATTTTTTTCTGTTCCTGTGCTTTATCCAGCTGTACCTGTGCCGCTAAAGACTCATTGATTAAATCCTGTGTGGCTGCAATTACCGCCTGTTGGATTGCTGTTTGCTGATAGTTTTCTACCAGTTTTTCCAGCTCATCATTAGTTACACTCAGTTTATCATTTTCATCATCATAAGCACCAGCCAGTTCTGGAATGGACTCTGACAGTTTATCTACGATAGCCGCCATTTCCTGTTTCTGAACAGCTGTACGGTCTTCGACATTATTCAGTGCTTCCAGTCTGTCAGCCAGAGCGCCTACATTTTCCACGGAATTCAGGGTTCCGGTAAACTGATCGTCAATCGCCTGTACATTATCAGCTACTTTCTGCGAAGACTGTATGACGTCATCATACATCTCTTCCATTGCATCTTTCTGAGGCGTAATCGCGTCTGTCAATCCAGACACAACATCCGTGAGTAATTCCACGCCGTCCTGTAAGGGACCTGAAATGTAATCATACACTGCAATTCCCAGTCCCTCTGTGGCAGAGCTAAGCTCTGTCAGTTTACCCTGCAGGTTATCCTGCATAGTATCTGCCATATCAGAAGCCGCACCTGAACAATTTCTCAGGCTTTCCTCATAGCCAGCCACCTGATCAGCTCCGGTATTAAGAAGCATGTTCAAGCCTTTAATGGAGTCAGATGTAAATGTAGCCATAAGAGCCGCCTGCTTCTGGGCATCTCCCATTCCATCTGTAGCAGACTCTACATCTTTCAATACATCCGTCATGTCACGGAAATTTCCGTTAGAATCCATTACGGTAACAGAAGTATCACCAATGGCGATCTTTCCATCTTTCATCTTGCTGGTCAGATCTCTCATTATAGCAGCAAGAGAGGTACCAGCTTCACTGCTCCGGAGTCCGTTATTTGCCAAAGCCTCCAGGAAAGAGGTTGTAGTCTCAATGTCCTGACCGGCGGCATTCATGTTGGCGCCACAGTTCTTGTATGCCTCGCCCAGCTCTGCTGCTGTAGTAGAACTGTTTGCTTGTGCATATGCCATCATATCTGCTAAATGGGTTGACTGTGAAGCTTCCAGATTAAAAGTACTGATATTGTCTGTAACAATCTGGGATGCATCTGCCAGATCCATATTGGAAGCGGCTGCCAACTGTAGAACGCCATCAATTCCAGAAAGAGTCTGGTTTACAGACCATCCGGCCAGGGACATATTTGTCATCGCGCTGGCTGCTTCCGTTGCAGAGAATTTCGTACTACTTCCAAGGCTCTTTGCCTTATTTTCCAGTGCTTCCAGCTCTGATCCGGTTGCTCCAGAGATAGCCTCCACTTCACTCATTCCAGCTTCAAAGGAACTTCCGACTTCCACCACATACTCTGCTGCTTCCTTTGCCTTATCACCAATTGCCGAAATAGCTTCTCCTGCAAGTTCCAGGCCCTTTGCGGCTAAAGCTTCTCCAAAACCTTCCTTCAAGCTTTCCCCAAACTCTTTTGTGGTGCTAATCACAGTCGTTGTTTCTTTTCCGTACTCATTTATACTCTTTGCACATTTATCTGTAGCATTTTGTGCTTCCTGCAGATACTTCTCATTCTGTTTTAAAGCCTGGTTATTTTTTTCTATATCATTCTCGGCGTCACTAACTTTTTTAGACCAGTCCGATACTTTTCCTTCACACTTCTGGCACTCCAATCCCTGTTTTTCAACAGCCTTCTGAAGGCTTTCCACTTCCTTTGACTGCTGCTGATACTCTTTTGTACCATCCTTTCCAGATTTCTGCATGTTTTCCTGGGCTTTTTCAGCCTCTTTCAATGCCTTGGAAAGTTCTTCATATCTCTGCGCCGCTTTCTGCGATACCTTCTGCGCATTCTCCAATCCTTTTTTCGCAGACTCCGCCCTTTTCTGATAACTCTCAGTCTGCTTTGACAGGTTTTCCTGCTTTTTAGTCAGAAATTCAAGAGAATTGGCATTTTCCTTATATTCTGTGCTGAGTTTTTTCAGTTCAGAATTTAGCATTGCACTTTCTTTTTTCGCATTTGATACACCCTGTGAAAATTGTCTTTCTCCGTCCAGTGCAAGTACAATTCCAATTTTCTTTCCTGCCATAGTTAGTCCTCCCAACAAAAAATCCACATAAAAAGAGCACCTCAAACTGAGATGCTCTTTTTACATGGATTTTTATTTATACTTATTTCTTGGATATTGGGACTTCTTCAATGTGGGTTTTATACACCACCGGTGATGTAACCCATTTGATAAATTTCTTTATCAGAGCCCCTATCAGTATTGCTAATAATAACAATACAAACAATATTACCAACAACATATGCCACCCACCTTTCTGCTTTTCTTAATTATAATCCGCAGCTCTGTAAAATTCAATATCATTTAACAGAGCTGTGAAAGAAAATCAGAAAATGGTGTCCAAATTTAACTCTTCGTCCTTTTTTCTTAATCCGTTATAATCCAGGTACTCATTATAGATTAAATAAAATTTTCGTAATGTCATGCCAAACACTTCTTTTTCACTATAATTAAGCACTTTACACCCAACATACAGCAACCGGGCTACGTTTATAGCCCGGTCTTCTGGTTTGGGTCTTCTTCCTCATCCTCTTCAGAATCCTCACTATCCGGATTTGGCATTGAAAAGCCATATGCTTCAAGCAAAGTAATAGCAAGTTTCTGCATTTCAGCCGGTTTTATAAGACCGTCAATGGTTTCTACTTTTACTTCCTTACCTGTATCTACAGTGAGAAACGCAGCTACAACACTATAAAGTGTTTTTATATCTTCCGAATCGGTTTTATAATCCGCCACTCTCGCAATTGCCGGCATAATATTCACTAATGCCTTATTACAGGTTTCCTGAATTGCTTCAATTGCTCCGATGGTGAACAGGATATTGTATTCCTGTCCACCGATGGTCACTGGAGCTCCGGTTGGTCTCAAATCACTCATACGATCTCCTTACTCAATACCTACCTGTTTGTTCAGCCATGCCTTAGCCTCAGCTTCAGTATTGAATACAAGTTTTTTGCCAACAGACATTTTTCCATTGACTTCTACCGGATATGCCTTTCCTTCGATGGTAGCAGTCTGGAAGTTTGTGGTGTCACCTTTTGTCTCAGCATTTTCTGTAGGCTCGCTATGCTGAACTTTGTAGAGCCAAATTACAGTAAAGCTGGTAACTCCGTTTTTCTTTCTACGCTTATAGAATCCAACTCCAAAGAATGGAGCCTCATCTTCGGTTCCAATCTCAATGCTTTCCGGAGTACCCTCCCCACCAGAACTACCAGCTGCTGCCTTAACATATGTATGTCCAAGCAGTTTTGCCTGGTTTTCCAGAGACAGATCATCAACACCAAGAGAAGTGCCCATGTCCTTCACGGATTTATCAGTCTCTGCTATTCCATCGTCCGCCCAAAGATCAGCATCATTTTTATTTGGGGTTCCTGTAAAGTTAATTGCCTTTGCAAGAACAAATCCATCTGCATATTTGTTTCCCTCTGTCCATGTTGCTGCAACTGGATATTTCATACCAATATGTGCCATGTGTTATTCCTCCATATCATAATCATTTTCAAATTCACATTCGAATACAATGTGTCTTGTTTTATTATCAGGTTCCATCAATACGGTTACATCAGGATACGTTCCACCCTCTTCCAGGATCGCCCTGCGAATTTTTCTTTTTGCTTCCAGGTAATCCTTAGTTGATGGCAGGAAATAATGAATCTGCATTGAGGATATATCCTCTATAGGCTGATCGTCCGCGAATAGTTCTGCACCATCCTTCACATAATTAAAGGTAATATACTCGCTATTTCCACCGCCAAAGAAATCTGATGTCACCGGAATGCCAAGAGGCTTCAACGCTTTTATTATCTTTTGATTTATTGTCATAGCTTGTCCACCTCCGCGCCAATTACCTCTTCCATAACCTGCATTACTGCATTTTCGCTTTGTGCTACTGCTGCCGCGCGTACAGGTCTTGGCTCCTGGCCGTGTGATCTTACACCATATTCCAGATAACCCATTTTTTCAGCATTTCTAAGACCATTTTTATCAGTTCCATTGGGTTTTACCACAGCAAACACTCCGAGACTATTGTCTCTTGCGTTTGTAGCAGCTATGGAAGCTTCCAGTTCGCCTGTTGAATACGGTTTTCCGTATTTATCCCTTCTGTTAGCTGCGGATCTGATCTGTGTTTTCAGGTTTTTTTCGACAATTGGGGCGGCCTTATTCACTGCTTTTTCAGCCATTTCATAAGGATTTGCCAGCTTATTCAACATCTCTTCAACATCTTCAAAACCTGTTATCGTCATCCTTGCCATTGTCCTACCTGCGCTTTTCCACGTTCACGCATCTGACAAGTCAGCTGCACCTTCATGGATTTATTTTTCTGATATCTGCGCTTTATATCATAAATTTCACCTGTAGACTCATCCACCAGGAATGATTCTCCAGAATAATTACACGCCATGATCTCAACAACCTGGTCTGCGGTATAACCATTCTGTTTCGCAAGAACCTCATCATCCCTGGTACTGTCGCGGAAATCTGCCGGAATACCACCGATAAATTCATATGTTTCCTCCATCATGATTCCATTATCATTTATCGTTGGATCATTTTTCTTTACCGGCAGCGAAATACTTTTATTCCACATCCAGGTCACTTCCTTCCAGTGTCATGCGAAAAACTTTTTTTCGGTACAGATCCAGATACATTCGAGTATCTGAGCGGTCATTTCCAAGATATGCCTTTACATATAAAGTCACAGCTGTAAGGACTCTCGGATCATCCGTATCCTTCTTGAGAATATCAGGAGGCACACCGGAGGTCTTCATGTCCTCCAGTGCATCTTCGATGTAATCGCTGATATCCTCGTTATACACTTTAACTCCTTCTGCAATTCCACATCTTTTTTTTATTTTTTCCAGCATTTATTCACCATCATTTCTGCAGAAGATAAGCATTTACAAATGCCTCTTTATCCCTTATCTTAACGTCTTCTCGTTCGATAGCACGATAAATAGTCAGATCTTCCGCGAATGCATTAAGGTCACCGATTGAAGCAATATTGGAAGTCATGATTGTAGTCTTTGCACGGTCAAAGTACCAGATACCTTCCTTCAGATCTCCGATTATAACCGGAATCTTTGTCGCACTGGCCTCATAATAATTTGCAATGTCCTGTTTTTTCGGCTCATCAACTGCTGTATATACCTCTTCCACTTTTGTGTAATAAGTTTTTTTGGCATTTACATCAGTATCTGCCGTTTGCTCATATGTCACTGTGCTTGGTAAATCCCCTTTTGGGATTACCTCAACCGGTACGAATGTACCACCGACCGCAAGTCGCAACTGCATGGTATCTTTTGGATCCGGTGCAAGAAGGTATCTTCCAGTAGAATCTTTTAATGTATCTAAATACTGTAATCCATCATCATTGGTAATGATTCTGGAAGACTGCTTAAATGCGGATCCGAGGGTAACATTGAGAACTTTTTTAATATCATCCAATCCGTTTAATTCTACTTCTTCTTTGGTCTTAATCTGACCCATGATTAGATTATTCTCAGTTACTCTTGCCTCATCTCCAATCCACTCAATAAGTGTAGAAGCGATATTTGCATCACTGTCAGCCAGGAGCTCATTGGTCACTGGGAAATACCCTGCATATTTACCGATTTCATAATCAATACGCTCAAACTGTGGAGTATTTTTTGCACCAATCTTACCGCCTTCACCAACTTTGGTGAATCCAGTCTGCTGAGAGCGCTTTTTAAATGTTCTGGAACCCTTTTCAGTTTTGACAGATTCTTTACGGACCAGCTGGCCTAATGAAAACTTGGACTCTTTGTATTTGTTGATTCTGGTCTGGATATCCTCTGGAACAGTATAGCCTCCATCTGCTTTTGAGCCTTCACTCATGGAATTCTGTACGTGGAACCCTGCTCTGGCAGCCTGTGCAAACTCTGCCGTAGAATCTTTTGGTGTTCCTGCAGGAATCTTACTCTCCGGCACGGCTGCTCCATCGTCCAAGTCTTTCAGAATATCAAATTTATCCTGAAGCTCTTTCAGTTCATCTTTAGCTTTTTTTGCTTCTTCCAGTTTTCCTTCATTGGCAAGGTTCTTAACTTCATCTTTTTTCGCGTTAATCTTCTCCAGAAGGTCTAATAATTCTTTGTTCACGTCTTTTTCTCCTTTCAAAAAGGGAGATCAAACACCATACCGGTCAAGATCTCCCAATAATTCAGCCTTTATCTTTTCTTTTTCCAGATTTCTCTGATTAGCCTCTTTTGCTTTGATTTTTTCCATAACTGCATCTGCAATAGCGTCAATATCCAGAGTTTTATTTTCCGGTTCTTCATGCTGCTTTAATGCTTTTGGGGTCTTTGAATACTCATCAAAGTAATTACTTGTACAAGCTGCTGCCTGTACACTGTCCTCCACTTCAAAATCAAAATAATCAGTGGTATCACTTCCGACCATCCAGGTCTCTTCGTTGATCAGATTATTGATTTCCTCTTCTGTAACCCCTTCTTTGGTCTTCGACATGTATGTCTGCAGGATTGCTTTCTGGCAAATATCCAGAGTATCTGCATCTTTTCTCAGCTGATCTGCGTTCATACTGGTAAAAAAGTAACCATTTGTAGGCTTATGAATCATAAAGGTTCCATTTGCCGGAATCACAATCCGATCACCGGCACATGCAATCACAGAAGCAATACTGGCCGCAATACCATCAATATAGGTGGTAATCCTGGCATTATTGCGTTTCAACATGTTATAAATGGTAATTCCGGCAAATACAGATCCACCTCCACTGTTTATGTGAAGGTTAATCTCCTGTATGTCTTCCAGATTTTTCAGGAAATCTGAAATATCAGAAGGACAGGTATCATCATCACTCCATTTTCCCCAGTCATCAGATACGATATCTCCAAAAATATTCAAATCCGCTGAGATTTCTGTCTGATTACAGATTTCCATCTTTCCCACATTCTTTTTCTGATTTTTCAGCAGTAATACTGGCATTCTACTCACCTCCTTTGGTGTACTGTGTTCCAACTTTTTCAAGCGGAATATAATTTCCATTCACAATCAGCTTATCGCCGTCTGGATCATCTGGCATATCCAGATATCTTCTCGCTTCATTTGGCCTGTATATTCCATTGTTCACAGCATCTTTTAACATTTCCATCTGTGTCTTTGTATCAGTCCTCAAAATCGCTTTTTCATTAAACTTATAAAAATATCCAGCTTCTTCCTCCTTCAAGCTCAGTACCTTGGCATTGATTTCTTCTTCATACATTTTTAATCTGTACAAAGCAGTATCAACTAAAAAAGCCAGCTGCTGAGTTTCACTGTTTGAATAGCTGGATTTTTCATAATTGTTGATCTGATTTGGCTTAATACCGAATGCTCCGGCGATCTGAAGTGCAGAATACTTCTTCAGTTCAAAGAACTGTGCATCCGTAAGTGTCATTTTCAATGGAGTAAGTTGTAGTCCGATTGGGACAGGTATTACCCTACCGGCGTTTTTGGGACCAGACAGCTTATCTGCAAATTTTTTCTGCAACGCTTTTATCTTGCTTTCTTCCAAGTCTCCGGCATACTGCAAAGCCATGCTTGCGCTTAGTCCCTGACGATAAAGGTTATTCATAAAATTCTGGCTTTCCAATGCACCTCCTACGGTATCCTGGAGAATTTCCCTCACAGATTTTCCCATAATTCCATTTAAGGAATACCAGGTTTTAAAGTGCATCACCTCACTGGATCTGAATAAATACTGTTCACCAGTCTTTGGATCATTGTACTGATAGTACAGCTTTCCTTTTCCCCCAAAAACTCCAACGTCATCCATGTATACGGTCACACAATTTGCCTGCATCGGCCAGAGATCCAGAACTTTATAATGTCCTCCATATTTTTCTCTTTCAAAGGTACCACGCATCCAGATATAACCATTTCCATAATGCTGACAATTCATCTCTGTAGTGGTCCACAGAGTTGTCGGTGTCATTATTGTATTTGGCCGCACAGACAAAAGTCTGGTTATCTTGGTCGGCTCTGCTCTGATTCGGCCTTTAGGCGTTTCCTGATAGTACTTTAACGGAACTTTTCCCATGGTTTCACTGAGCATTTTCAAACAGGTATAATAAGTTACCTCTTTCTCAACATCCGGATTGGTTCCAGTTATTCCCAACCATTCTTTCAGCTCATCATCATCCATGTATACCGCTGGCCGCGTCAGCACATTCCATGCATTTTTTAATCTATCTAATATCCTCATTGTTACCAGTCACTTTCCAAAAATCGATCTATTCCCTCCTGGTAGCTGGATCCGAATTCGTGATACATTGCCAGCTTAAATCCACACAAGGTAGAATCCACAGGGTCAATTCTTTTTGTTGTAGCATCTTTATCTATCTTAATCAGTCCCTGATTGGTTTTGATCACTGCATTGCTCATTGCAAAGTTCAATACAGGATTGTATTCATACAGTATATTTCCACAATATACCTGCTCACGGAATCCCTGAGTAGCTTCATTCAAGTGCTTGTGGCTCTGGAAAACTTCCTCCACTATGTATCCTTCGTTTGAAAGATCCATCATCAGCTTGCTGGCATTTGCCGGATCGAAGCACAGGCATTCAATGTTCCAGTCATTTTCTGCACATGTATCCAGAACATATTGCATTACTGCATTCTGATCCACAATCGGAGTATCTGTCACTGTAATAAAGCCCATCCTTTCCCATGCATCATAATCCACTTTATCTTTTGCCTTTCTTTCGGCCAGTTTTTCCCGGTTCGGAATAAAAGAGTGGGAATACAATATGTATTTCACAATTTCTTTTCCAGTCTGGTCAAACTCGCCTGATAGAAAGGGAATTACGAATGTAACAGATGTAAGGTCTATTTTGGCCGACATATCAAATCCTACATAAACACTCATTCCATGAGTATCAATAGGGATTTTATCAACCTGGCAGGCCTTCCACTTCGCCATGTCCATATATCCGTTTTCTTTTGCCTGAACCCAGATATTTAACATTTTGGTGAGAAATGCCGTCATCTTTTCCGGTATTTCTTTGGCCACTCTCCAGGCTGTGCGGATCTTATCCGCACCATTCTTATAGCTCATCCTAATTGGATTTGCTTTTTTCCAGATGTTTTCATCTTCAAGGTTTCGGATATCATCCTTGTAATCCTCCGGATCCACTTCGCAGATATCCACCAGATACTCCTCATTTTCCACATCCACATCTGGATCCAGGATCTTAGAGCAGTACTGATATTCCTGGACGTAACAGGGATATGTAAGATCCATCCCTGCAGTGGTAATAATCATCAGCAATGGCTCTTTGGTATTTGCACCAAGCCCAAGGTCATAAAATTCTGTAGTCTTGTGCTGATGGTATTCATCAAGAATCAGTCCGGCTGGATTTGTTCCATCTCCATTCTGGCCATCCTCTTTCGACAATGCCTTTATGAAGCTTCCAGTTTTTCTGTGTATTACAGCATCCCTGGTAATTTTAAAAAGAGGTTTCAGCGGAGATTTATTCAGCATGAGCTTAGCCTCATTCAGAATAATTTTCGACTGATCCCTCTTTGTTCCAGCAGTGTAATATTCATAATTTTCTTCATTCCTGGTGGCCATCACCGATATTTCATAGAGGGCCACACCTGCTTCCATCTGGGACTTGGCGTTTTTTCTTCCCACCTCAATAAAAGACTGCTTGAACCTTTTATAGCTGGTAAGATCTTCGCGCCATCCGTAGAGCTGGCACAAGTTAAACTTTTGCCAGTCCGTCAACCTGATTGGCTGCCCTGCAAGGTCACCTTTTGAGTGACGGAGCATAGCAAACCAGTCTACAATTTTTGACGCTTCCTCTTCATCCCAATGATAAGGCCATACATTAGCCTGTACATTTTTTGCATCCTCTTTCTTGCAATCCTGAAGGAAACGTATACAGGCCCATTTATGTTTCTTTCCTGATATTTCTTCCCCGGCCAGACAACGGTTGGCGTAATCTATCAGTTCTTCTTTGATGGTCATATGTTGCCAAATTTATTTGTGATGGCTTCCCTTGTCTTATCAGACTTCACTGCTGCGGCTTTCAGTCTGGCGTCAATAGTGAGTCCACACAGGGAAGCAAATTTTCTCATTTCCTCTGCATATGTGCGCTGGATATCAACCATTGGATTTTTCACCACAATAACGCCATTCCTGGTCTCGCGATCAATGTAATAGGTCTGATCTTTCAATATCTCTGTAGCCTTAACATAATTTGCAAAAGCATTACAGTAGCCGCCTAAGTTGTTACGGTCCAGGTTCCCGATCAGATTGATTTTTTCCAATTCCTTAACGATCCTGCGCCACTCTTTCTTGGCCACATTGTCAATCAGCCAGGTGGGAGGACGTTTTAGTTGATTTTTGTCTGTAGTCACACTGTCTTCTTCTGCTTCCCTGGTCTGCATTGTGATCACAGTAAGATTTCCCCACTGCTCTGTCAGCGGCTTCCTCGGCCTTCCCATTCATCCTTCCCTCCTTCCTTTGCCAACTTTTTATGAGTATTTAGAATTTTGCGCAAGCTACAGGGCAGGCGGGGACGACGGCGTTTCCTGAAAACTTTTCAGACCGCCCCTCCCGTCTGTGTATAAAAATCCACAAGCATTTTTGCAAGCTTTTTTTCCATCACTGGTCTCTCTTTTTTATACATCTGCTCAATTTTTGAATGTGTATCGTGATGTAATGGCATCAGATTCTGCTTATCGCATCGTTTATCCCATGCTTCTTTTAACGGAATAATATGATGCACTGTATCTGCTGCCAGAATTACTCCTTCCGTCATATAGACATACACATCAATCCCGCAAGCACTGAGAATATCAGATCTTGTCAGCTGCCATTCCCTTGAATCATAAAATGTTTTGCTTTTCTGATTTCTTGCATTCTGATCATATATCCGATAGCGTTCTTTATCTCTTTGTTTCATGCAGGGACACCTGCTGCCGGACGGAATTCTTTTTCCGCACCTGCCACATCTCTTATATATCATCTTTTTCTCCAATAAAAAACGCCCGGCCGTGCCTGCCAGACGTTTGTGGAAGTATGTATGAGTCAGTATTGTACCATTATATCGGCGGTACTAACCGAGTCGGAACAGATGGAACCGAACCACCGACACGCTGGATATAAGCCAGCTGCTCTACCACTGAGCTATGTTCCGATATACCTGCCAAGCCATAGTGCCTGACAAGTAAGGGTGCAACCGATTGATATTTGATTCATCCATCTGAATCTATTATAGTTATAACACGAATCAAGTATACCATTCTATACCATCTTAAAATTCTTCAATGCTGATGAATGCAGCCTATGTACCTGTGTCCATCCATAGCCCATCTCTGTTGCTACATCATCCCATTTTAAGCCTTTTATATAGCGCAAACGCAAAACTTTCCGTTCATCTTCTGAATGCATTTTGCGGATCTGGCTCTCAATCTTACGATATTGCTGAACCTTGTTCAAACGTTCTTTTTTCAATATTTCAATCTGTTCATCCAGTATTGCAATGTAATCCGACAGATCTGATTGACTGCTACCTTTTGGCATTCCATCATTCACTACGGAAGGAAACATCTTATCAGCTCTTAATCTTTTGATTTCTTCCAGGATGTCCCGCTCTCTTTTGACTGCTCTCTGATATGATTTTAAATATTCCTTTTTCTTTTCATTTTCTTCCTGCAATCTCCTGTCCATCGGTACCGCCTCCTGCTTTCAGTCGTTCCAGTTCCCAATATGTAGGGGATCTGGTTATGCCGTTTGGTAACTGTAATTGCACTACATGGGGATATAATGCTTTTATTCTGGCTTTCACCTTTTTGGTGATGATCTTCCCGTCACCAGAAGCATAACTAGTTTGTATGATCTGAATAACATCCCCTCTTTTGATTCCATGCTTCTCTTCCAGCTGCTTCTGCTGCCGCTCCCATTTCTCAGCTTCAGCTATCGCATATTCAGCTGTGGGATCCTTGTATTTTTCTTTATTCATTTTACACCTCTGTTTTTAATCATGCAGGAGCCAGGCAATCACACCGAAGGCTCCGATCAGCACGCCAACACCCATTGCAACGATTACATCTATCATTTATTTCACCACCCTCTTATACATCTTTTAAGAGCTTCTGGATCATTCTTTTCATATAAGCCACAACTCGATACCGTGTGGTTGACTTAATCCTGGCTGTGGTCTACATCTTGGACACTCCGGGCAATCTATGTATTCTTTGTTTCCGATCTTACTCATCTGTTACTTTCTTCCATCCTGGCGAATGCTTCTAAGCATATCTTCAATCCCTTGTTCATAGCCTTCATAGAAACTATTAGCTCTTTCTATTTCCCTGCACTTTTTTCTTCCAGCTGCCGCCTGGAGGTTATCCGCAATTTTCTCGATTTCTTTGTATGTCTCTTTTTCCATTGTCTCACCTCGTTCTGAGGAACCTGGCCAGCATACTGTCTCTCCAGTCTGTTGCCTGTTCTGATTCCCATTTATTACAGCCATAATTGTCTGTGATCCAGATTCCTTTCTTTTCACAGAGGAAATCGTCATTGTGTCTGCAAGTCTTACAGGTTTTGTCTTTCACCTTTTCTTCCCAGTCAAATTTCTGTCCACATTTCAAGCAATACTTTGTAACTTCTTTTCCTGCAAAGAGTTGCTTGCAGGATGGACAACGGTATATAGTTGTATATCCTGTGTTGCACTCTATTTCAGGCTTTTTCGGCGGGCTTTCCCAGCCTTGGTTTAAATGGTTCCATTCTTCTTTTGCTTCCCTTGTCCAAGGTAAATCCTTACTTGTCCAATGGCACGCTTTGCATTGGAGGAACATCTTCCCATTCATTGCATCCCAGACTCTCATGTCATTCTTACCGCATTTCTGGCATTTTTTCTGCATTTTCCATCACCCCCAGTCCTGCAATCCGCTGTCATTTCCTCTTATCCCATTATGCATTGCTGTAGTTCGTCCATTGATACCATAGGCCTCAACCAAACCTTTGTGATATCCATTACGGTATTTGATTATCCTCTGCCCTTCTTCAGCAGTTTCTGCCGAACCAGATCGTATTCCAGGAGCAGGTTCCGGTCTTTGTTTCTGCTGAGTGTCCGGTCTGCGGCTCTTAGATAGTATCTGCCGTTTATCAGTCTTCCCTCGGCTGCGGCACCGTACAGACTCCCGACTGTCCGATTCAGCCTTTTGGATGCTTCCTTTATGGTTACAGCCTCTTCTGGCTCTTCTGTTATGTTTTCTGTAATCTCATATAATGTCATAGCCAGTTTCTCCCGAATATCTTCCGGAACTGTTCCCTGCTGCCAATCTGGCTCTCAAAGGCTTCCTGTCCCAGTCTGTGAAGCTCATCCATTACCGCCTGGTCTTTATGTACTGCATGTGCTCCGAACTGGTGGCATTCCAGGCACAGGTCTACTTTTAATCCATATTGTTCGGATAATGTTCGGTTAGGTCCGCCAAAAATATGATGCTCTTCGGTCTGTGTGTACCGTCCGCACAGATAACATCTTCCTTTCCGGCTTCCAAGAATGCTTGCCGGATGGGACATCTTTTTTTTCTTCGTTTCTTCTTTTGGAAATTTAAGTCCGCTCATATTTTTCCTTCTTTCATCTTGTCCGAGTCGGACATTAACTAAATGGCAGTTCCTCTTCAATTCCATCCGGGATATTCATGAAACCATCAGGTCCCACATCTGGTGATTGTTGTGGAACATTCTGCTGACTGCTGCCAGATCCAGAGCCTTTGCTTTCTGCAAATTCCTGTTCTTCCACAACAACCTCTGTCGTATAAACTTTCTGCCCATCACGGTTGGTATAACTTCCGGTCTGAATACGGCCTTCGATTGTAATCTTCAATCCTTTTCGGAAGTATTTCTCCGCGAACTCGGCAGATCTTCCAAACACTACACAATTAATAAAATCTGCAGTTGCATCTCCATCTTTTCTGATCTTCCTATCTACTGCCAGTGTGTATCTGGCAATTGCAAATGAATTTTTCCCTGGGGTGTATCTCACCTCTGGATCTCTGGTAAGACGCCCCATTAAAATTACTTTGTTCATCTCTTATCGCTCTCCTTCCATATTGCGTTCGCCTCTTTTTTGCAATCTCTTTCCATGTAATAGTCATACAGGAACTCTTTCTGTGCCTTTGTGTACTCTCTGGTGATGTCCCTTGTTGGAATTGCGATTCCCTGCTGTGGATTGTGCAGAAGCACCCATCCTCTTCTGACCAGATAGTCCGCCGCTCCGATAACATCCGGGGAATTTTTCACCATTCCTGATGCGTTGATCTCCACCATCGCCGCAAACCGTTCCTCTTGTGTCAGGTTCTTGTCCAGATAGTCGTTCGCCCATTCCTGATGATCTCCCCACTCTACTGCATGGAAGGTTCCGTTCGGTTCTAACCATCCATAATCCTCTGTGGTATGTTCTTCTTCATCCATCATTCGTGCCATGAAGCTGTCGAGTGCATCCTGCTGTCTATCCTCCGCAGTCTCTTCTCCGAGTTTCTTTCGGATTTCTCTCTGTGTACTTTCCGATATGTGATCCATTGCAACGTCCCACCGTTCAATCATCCTCCGCAGGTCTTTCTCTATTTTCTTTCGTCTTTCGATTTCTTTCCAGATGTTCATTCTCTGCGGCATCTGCTCTTCTTCTCCCGGTTCGTATATTTCAAGATGATATGTCCCTGCTGCCGCGCTCCCCTTCAGAGCAGCGCGACCAAGCAGAATGTCCTCAGCATATCTCCTTATCTGCGCCTCTGGTTTATCTGTTCCAGTCATGCTATCCATGAGAATTTCTATTATGGTCTCATAACTTTTCTCGCCTGTGTAAAACCATTCCCTTGTAATTTCCGTAATAAATTCTCCATTAATATCAAATACCAAATTACCCTCTTTCATTTTTCTTCCCTTTCATTTGTTACAAATTCCTTAATCTTCCTTATACGGTTTCGGAAGTGGCATCCAGGCATTGACATACAAATCATGTTCAACAAAACTCTCGTCTTCGTCACCAACTCTGAATGTTCCGCCGTCATCATCGTCAACTGTATATCTTCCAATCATTGGTAGTGAAAAGTTAAAAAACGATACCAGAATGTGTTTGTCCGGGTCTGGTAATCTCTCGTCTATCGGAATCCAGTTAGTAGATTTTAAACGCTTAATAGCTTTTTTCTGTTCCTCTTCTGTCTCGCAGTGTATTACAATATCATATGTATCATCGTATGCACTAAATGAACCGTCTTCATTATGTACAAGTGTCATTCCGTCGCTCATTCCTTACCCCTCCTTATACGGCTTTGGAAGTGACATCCAGGCCATAATATCAATCCAATCATAACCGCCGTCGAGATAATATCCATTGGAATCAATGAAGCACGTATCTTGCCATGTTGTTTCTCCGTTAGTAACCAATATTTCTTGTCCGTCATCTGGCATTTTGCAGTCAAGCATATATTGTATGTCTTTTGAAAGGAATTCTTCTGCACGTTCTTTTTCTGATATCTGATGATATTTTACCGGAATCCAACCGTTTTCTTTCTCATCCTCTTCCAGATCATCCAGAAGACTATTTACGATATCCAGCGAACTCCCCGGCAATCCTTCCTTGTACATCGTCTTTTTCTGCAGTTCCTGTTTATACTGCAGTAATCTTTCTTTTATCCTACTTACCATCTTGCTTACCTCATCTTTATAATTTCTTTCTTATGTGCGTCTAATTCGTTTATTTCGTTTTTATACTCTTTCACAGTATCACCTCTGCATCTGATGGCATTTTAAAGATTTTGATCTTTTCTGGATGCTGAGCTGCAACCTGTATGGCACAGAGGGCACGAACAGCCTTTGGCTCTGTGCTATATTCTCCCAGGATAGTTCCTTTCTTTTTGTCTTTGGTGTGTGCCAGTATCTGATATGAGCCGGTTGGTGTGAGAACTGTAGTCACTTCTTTTTCAGTCATATCTATCAGCTGATTTCTCAGTGTTCGGATTTTCATTTCTGTACTTTTCTCCTTTCAGCTAATATTCGTGTTGTGTTAACAAGATTCTCTGTATTCCGTTCATATTCTCTCATTTCCTTCCGAACAACTTCGATTATCGTAAGTAGTTCTGTTTTAGTGCCAGCAATCATTGCACGTATACAATACTCTTTCACACTCTGATCTATAGCCTTGATCTTTATATATTCCGATTGTCTTATCATTGACTTGATGATTCTCTTCTTCATCTGTTCTGGCGGTTTCTTCCCATACATTTTTTTATATTTCTTTTTCAGTATCCTTAGCTTCATCTTTTACACCTTTTCTCTGTTAAGCCCCAGTTCTTCATAAATGTTATAATTGGCCAGATCTTCAAACTCCACTTCAATATCCATATCTCTTTTTGCATATTCATAAGCTTTTGCCACTCCTATGCGATTCACATACTCCATTGCTGATTTCCAATTATCCAGAAATTTCTTATTTGCTTTCGTGAATCCCCATGAAAACTTTATCGCGTAAATAGAGATGATTATATTTGTGACCGTTATATAATCTTCTGCCCGTTCCAGTTTCTCCTGAGCTTCACGGATGCAGGCGTCCGTTGCCTGCTCCGTTATTTCATCCTCTCTCGCTTTCAGGTAATTCTGCAGAATCATTGACTGCTGCCCTGTCAGTCCTGCAACCTGGCCAAGCTGCGTCTTAAAGTTCAATGGGAGTCTGCATTTTTCCTGTTCTCTGGCCTTACGTCTCATTTCTGCCCTGTTCATTTGCTTTCCCTCTGTACTTCCTTTAAGAATTCAACCAATTCGCTTTCACTATTTGGGAATTTATTGTATCTTCCATGCTGTGTCCATTTAGGTATTCCTGATTTTCTTTCCGGTTCAGGTCCTCCGATCAAATGCATGTAATATGATTCTGTATTA